TAACATTTTAAACATTTTTGCATAAAAAAAGCCCTGATACAATTGTATCAAAGCATTACTTTCAATATGTCTAGAAACATAACATTTGATACAATTTCGTACCCCTTCATAAAAGTTCGTACTTTTGCCTTGGTTTCGTACCCTTTTAAGCAATAAAAAAGACCCCTTTGATTTAGGTTGGAGTCAGACCCGATTGATTGCCTCAATCTTGCGTACAGCTATCTATTACGGCCCATAGGTACTTGAATGCCGAGCATCACCATAGTTTTGTGCTATCTAGGGAGAGTTCATGAACCTCTCATTAATATTATAGCTTTTTCCAGTGATTTTTCCCTAACTAATTTTGATTTCTTTTCCGTTTCTAAATTGGAAGGTAATGCTGCCATCTCTATTGACGATTGCTTTATCAATAAGATAACTCCAAATGTCCTCATCGTAAGCATCTAGAATATTAGGTCTGTTGTTTAAGTCGTTAATGAATGCTTGCAGGTATTTTGCTTGGGCATTTTTCTTTTCAATCTCAAGACCTACTTCCTCAATTTCACTGATTATTTTTTTGTGTTCTTCATCGTAGGCGTCGTATTTCTTTTGGAACTCATCTTGATCTAAGGCTTCGCGGCTGTTTTGCTCTATTGAGTTTTTGACAAGCACAACTATATCCTCGGCTTTTTGATTAAGTGCTGCGAGTTTAGCTTCTAATTCCGTCGTATCATCAAGCGCCTTAATCATATCTTCACAGTCCTCTATGAGTTGGTCTCTGTTTCCGATGAACTCGTTGTAGACAAGGATGAATTTGGATTTCACCTCTTCCTCAGTTACAAAAGGCGTCTGGCATACGTGCTCGTTGCTGTATTTCCTGTTGCAGCGGTATTTCACCGAGCGGTATTTGGAAGTCGAATGGAGGACCTTGGCGCCATAATAGGAGCCGCAGTCGCCGCATATCAGTTTGCAAGAGAACTCATTGCAGCTGTTGTAGCCCTGAGCCAGCGTTCCTCTTCTTTCGAATTCGAGCTGGACCATGAGCCACTGGTCTTTCGACACGATCGGCTCGTGATGGTCCTCGACATATATCTTCTCAAGCTCACCATTGTTCTTGACTGAAATATGGTCTAAGAAGTTTTTAACGTAGGTTTTCTGCATTTCGCAGTCTCCTTTGTACTTTTCGTTCCTAAGGATTGATGTTACTGTTGTCGTTCGCCAATGGTCTTTATGCCCTGGAGTTTTTATTCCTTGCCCTTCAAGCATTCGGCATATCGTGTTTATCGACTTTCCTTTAAGGAACTCCCTGTAAATAAATCTAACAATGGCAGCCTCTTCCTCGTTAACCTTAAGCCCAATCTTGGCATTTTCGTGTTTGTCGTATCCCAAGAAGGTGCTGTAGCCCACTTGAGAATAGCCATCGACCGCTTTCTTTTTCTTACCCCATTTCACGTTCTCGGAAATGTTTCTGGACTCTTCTTGAGCCATTGAAGCAAGAATTGTAAGCATTAACTCGCCATTCGAATCGAAAGTGTATACGCTTTGCTCTTCAAAGAATATCTCGACACCCATTGCCTTTAATTCTCTTGTAAGGCTTATGGTATCTAATGTATTTCTGGCAAAACGTGATACTGACTTCGTAACAATCAAATCGATAAGTCCTGCTCTCGCATCTGCAATCATCTTATTGAAGCCGTCTCTATGTTTGAGGTTTGTTCCAGAAATTCCTTTATCGGTATAAATATCGAGAAGCGTCCACTCAGGTTTGCTCTGAATAAAGTTCTTGTAATAATCGACTTGAGCCTCATAGGAGTTCGCTTGTTCCTCTTGCTCAGTCGAGACACGAGCGTACGCAGCAACTCTTCTTTTATGAAGTGAATTATTAGGAAGTTTTGTTAACGGGTTTATCTTGCTCGGTATGATTCTAACGTTTGCCATGACTCAAGCTCCTTTCCTTCGCCTTAAGCTTCATCTCATCCGTCCAGCTGTCTCTTCTTGAAGGATTGTCCCAGATGACTTCTTTGGTTGTTCCATCGACAAAATGAAAAACCAGCCTGTTGCCGTTATATGCATCGATTCTTTTTACGCCATCTTTGAATATCTTTTCATCAAATAAACCAATGCCCAGTGCTGCAGCGCATGCTTTTCTTAGGACATCATCTCGTATTTTCCTTGAAGCACAATAAGCCTTGCCCAATTCGTCATACTGCGAGCAGCACCAGCTATCATAATATTTGGTGGTCTTATGCTTGAAAAGGCGTCCGCATTCCCCGCAACGGATAAGGCCTGTGAATGGATAAGCTGGGCCGTTTCTTTTGCGGTTTTTGCCAACTGCCTTGCTCTTCCTTATTTCCTGAGCCTTGTCGAATATCTCTTTGGCTATGATTGGCTCATGGTTATCTTCAACAATGTACATTGGTTTTTCGCCTTTGTTTTTCTTGGTCCTTTTGGTGATATGGTTTTCCCTAAAGGTCTTTTGAAGACATAGGCTTCCAGTGTAAGTAATGTTTGAAATGACCTCGCCTATCGTTGAATTATTCCAGGTTTTGCCTGTGTATGATTTAATGCCTTCATCGGTTAGGATTCTACAGATTTTGCAGAACCCGTTTCCAGCAAGGTATAAATCAAATATCTTTCTTACGATAGCAGCCTCTTCAGGGACAACCGCAAATTTGCCTCTTTCAAGCTTATAGCCAAGCATGCTAGCTCCGCCATATGGCTTGCCTTCTGCGAAGTTTTTCCTTACTCGCCATAAGGTGTTCTCGCTGCATTGCCTAGATTCCTCTTGAGCATATCCAGCAAGCAGGGAAATCAGAAACTCGCCATTTGAAGAGAGCGTGTGAATGTTCTGCTCTTCGAAATAAATGTCTACATTGATCGCTTTCATTTCTCTGATGGTCTTCAGGCAATCAACCGTGTTTCTGGCAAACCTCGACAGCGACTTCGTGATGATGATATCAATCTTGCCAGCCATAGCATCTTTTAACATTCTAGTAAAGCCATCTCTTTTGATCTTTGTTCCAGTCATCCCCTCATCGGAATAAACGCCTACGTATTTCCAGGAGTCATGCGATTGGATCATCTTGCTGAAATAGCTGACCTGGCTTGATAGCGAATGGAGCATCGCATCCTTATCGCTTGATACCCTAGCGTAAGCGGCAACTCTTACCACCTTTGGCAATTGCTTTTCTTTCGATATAATCTTGATTTCCGCCATTCTATTGTTCCTCCTTTTGTATCATATTAATCACTCTAAAAGAGGTATTTATCAAGTCATTCGCGCGATATAAACTGGTCTTTTCAAGGTTATATTTTGTGGCCATTCTGTCTTCGATTTTTAGGTATTCTTCAAATGTGATTATTCCTTTTGAAAGCATGCTCTTGGCTTGCGTCATGGCATTAAGATAACCGATCTCATTTTGCTTCATTATCCCCACCGCCATTCCTAAAGCTATCGAAACAACATCTAGAGCAGAATTTACGCTTAAGGCTCCTGTACGAATAAAACTTCTTGTGGCAAAACAAGCACTCAGCTTCATAGCTCGTTATTATTGGCTTGCCTTTGCTTTGAATTCTTCTGTATTTGTATCTGCATTTGTCGCAGCAAAAAAGCTTCAATTTGACGCCAGCTGGCTGAATAAACTTCTTACCGCAGCACTTGCATACCGAATAACCGCTTAGCGATTTCACGAACGAGCTGATGGTGCTTTTGGAAATGCCAAGTTGTTTTGCTATGCTCCCATAGCCGTACCCAGCCACTTTTAATTCAAGGATTCGCTTTTTTTCTAGATCATTCATTGCCGTTTCCTCCTTCGCTATATGGAGAAAAAACGTGCTTTTTGGTCGGGGTGCTATTCGAAAAATGCATTGTATTTCTTCTTTATTTGTTCGATGGTTTCGTGGACCGACGTCTTGGATGCGCTGTCGGCCTTGGCGATTTCCCTTTCGCTCATTCCTTCTTCAAGCATCTCTAGTCTTCTTAATTGGGTAGGAGTTAATGTCTCCTTAAATTCAGCAACTCTCCTTTTTTCTTCCTCAAGAACGACTTGTTCTGCTGGCGTTGGGTTTGGATCGGTGAACCACTCGCCTTCGTACTCAAGAGAATCTAGTGATACTGTAACCCAGTAACGATCTTTTCTTTTCGCATTTTCTTCGATGCGCTCTTGCTCGATGTACCATTCGCCAAAAGCATCATCAACTTCAACTTCTTGAACGACTCTTCCTTCATCGTCTTTTAATTTAATTTTCATTTAAAAAACCTCCAAATCAGAATTTTTGTTTCCTGAAATGGAGGCTCTTCTGCTTCTATCCGACGCAATTATGGCGTGGCAAAAAAGAATGGCTCAGATTCATCCATTTCAGTTTTGCTTAGCCGCTCTTCGCAATGAGAAGCCTTGCAGTTTATTAGTGCCAAGTTGCGAATACTCCTAGTCGACATATGGAGTCATGGTACTAAGTTCGAGATTTTCAACTAAAATTTTGCGATAAAGCAATTATGTTTTGCTTATCGGCAATATTGTGTTATAATAATAGTTGAATTTAATTCTCGACTTTATTTTATAAAATAATGTAGAAAATGTACTTGCCTTAGGCTTGACATAGGCTTGACACAAAGGAGTTGATTTTATGATTTTGAATTACTCATCTTTTATGAGTTTGCTCAAAGACCACTATTTATCCACTACTACGGCAGAGGAATTGGCTAGCGGTTTACTAGAGGTTGTTACTGGAGATACATCTAATCCGAATTTTTCTGACTCTACATATCTAAGTAGGATATGGAATGGCGAGAGAGAAATTGCAAAAGACATAAGAGATTGGCTAGAAAACGCAAGTAGAAAGAAACAGATTAATGAATACTTCAAAAACGTTATTGTTCCTGATTTAATTTCCAGTTTAAAAGATGACTATTTTTCTAAGCTTGCTTCCTTAATTTCAAGTGATGAATCTATAAGTGAAGTCAAAAAGAATAAACTCAAAGCTCTGTTTGAAGCCGGTGATGAAGCAAAATATCTATCTAATGTATTTATGTATGCCATGTCTAAGCCAAATAAGGGTTACGTGACAAAATTAGATATTGATGATGTTTGCCTATTTGAGGAAGTGGATCAGCGTTGTCCTATATGTAATTCTTCTCTTACAAAGAAACTTTCGGATAGAACACAATTTTTCTTTTCAATAACAAAGATTTATCCTGAAGTTTTACCTGCAAGCCGAGAAGAAGATTTCAACAATATTCACGTTAAGCCAAGTGATCCTGAAGATAAAATTAATAAAATTTGTTTATGTAACTCTTGTTCTGCTAATTATCAATACAGCCCAAAAATAGAAACATATGACCGTTTATATAAATTCAAACAAAGAGCCGTTAAAAACAAAGGAATTAATGCAGCAGCTTCTACTGTTTTAGATGAAGAAATAAAGAGGATATTAGGTTCATTAAAAGAATGTGATACTGAGGCTGACTCATTTATAAAACTAAGGATGAAACCTCTAAACGTAGTAAACAAAATAAAATCAGATAATAGGCTTTTAATAAAGGCAATTAAGGATGATAACGACGCTTATTACAATTACATAAAAGAGAATCTATCTCAGCTAGACGGTTATAGATATTCCTTTAGAAAAATAGCACATGAGGTCGCAGATTGTTTCTTGAGACTTCTTGAAGTAACTAACGATCAGGATGAAATCTATAGTGCACTTACACAATGGATTTTAAACACACAAATGTTATCGGAATCGTATAGAAATGCAGCACGTATCGTTATTTCATTCTTTGTGCAGAATTGTGAGGTGTTTGATGAAATTACCGAATAAAGTTACTTCTTATAAAGAAAGTACGCTATCAAAATTTCCAATAGTTCTTAATAAAATAAAAAATAAGGATTACCCTGTTGCTATTCTTTTTCAAGAATTAGAAGACAAGATAACCCTTCAAGATTTTGTTGATGTTTTGGACTGTCTATTTGCATTAAAGCAAATTACAGTGAGAAAGGAGATTATTCATTATGTTAAAAGAGATTCGATCTAATGCATTTAAATCCAATGGGCAAGTTAGACCAACCATCATATTTCATGATGGATTAAACGTTTGTAAAGGACCCGATGACTACCCAAACTCAATAGGTAAGTCTAATTTCCTTATGGCAATAGATTTTTCTTTTGGTGGTTCTGATTATATTGAAAAATTAGATGATGTCATTCGTCACGTTGGCACACATGAAATCCAGTTCGCTCACGAATTTGATGGCCAAACATATTATTTTTCAAGAAGTACTGATAATAAGGATATTGTGTATAAATGTAACAAAAACTATGAGAAAGTGGGAGATCCTATTACGCTTTCTTCCTTCACAACATTTCTTAAAGAAAAATATTTAATCAAAAATGAACTAACCTTTAGAGGAATAGTGAATAGATATTTTAGAGTGTATGGAAGAGAAAACGATGATGAGACCTTGCCTTTAAGAACAGCTAAAAGTGAACCATTATCTACTTCTATCGTTTCAATAATTAAGCTTTTTGATCTTTATAGAATCATTGAAAAAGATATCGAAGCCGAAAAAGAATCAAGCGAAAAGAAAAGTGCGTTTTCAAAAGCACAAGATTATCAATACATCCCTAAAATCACAAAAAAACAATATAAAGACAATCTAAAACAGATTGATGAATTAAACAAAAAGAAACTCGAACTAGCGGATAAAGCAGGAAAGAACCTCCTGGAACTTGATTCAGAAAAAGCATCTGCTGTTGCTAAATTAAAAGGTGATTTAAAAGCATTTAAGAGACAAAGAGGACGTTACTATAATCAATTAGATGCGGTTAAGAAAAACAAAGAAATAGAGGCCGCAACTGTTCAAAGCGATTTTTCTGCTCTTAAAGAGTTTTTTCCTGAAGCAGAATTAAGTTATGACAGATTAGCAGAAGTTGAGGCTTTCCATAAAGACCTTACATCAATATTGAAATCCAACTTTAAGGAAGCTGAGCAAAAAATATGGAATCTCATCAATCTTACAAATATTCAGATTGAGAACATAGAAAAAGAAATTGAAGGAATTGAAGCCGCCGATGGCATTTCAAAAATAGTTCTTGAAGAGTATGCAAAAATTGAAAAAGAGATCATATCCCTTCAAGATCAAAATGGTAGATATGACCAGAACGATGGCCTAGTTAAAGATTTGAAAGAAAAAACTGATAATTTAACAAAAAATCAAATGAATCAAGAATCAGTTTTAGAAAAAACTTTAAATGATAAAATGGCTGATCTAAATAGTTATATATTTGGTGAAAAGAAAAACAGTCCCGAGATTCATTTTCAGTCAACAAAGTCTTATAGCTTCTCAACGTTCGATGATCACGGAACTGGTACAAATTTTAAAGGTTTAATTATTTTTGATATTGCATGCTTGAACTTAACCGAACTACCTTGCTTAATTCATGATTCTTACATATTCAAAAACATTGGCAAAGACACGATGAAAAAGGTAATCGAATTGTATCAAAATGCTGGCCATCAAATCTTTATTTCTATCGATAACGTCAACAACTACCATGACGATACGCAAGAAGTCATCAATGATAATGTAGTGATAGAGTTATCACCAAATGGGAACGAACTATACGGTAAAAAATGGTAATCGTACGGAGGTTAAATAATGATTAGCTACAAAAAGCTATGGGTGCTTCTGGCACAAAAAGAGCTTAATAAAAAGAAGTTGATGCAGATGACTGGAATGGGAACTTCTACTATGGCAAAACTTACCAAAGGTGAGAATGTAACTACTGATATTCTTTGCCGTATTTGCAAAGTTCTTGATTGTGATTTTAAGGACATAATGGAATACGTACCTGATATAAAAAAATAGCGACTCAACCTTAATTGGATGGGCCGCTTTTTAGCTATTGCTTAATTTATTTTATGTAAATTGAAAAATCAGTAACCTCGAATTCATCGAGCAAGGCTTTTATAAATTGTCCAAGGTCTTTGCCGCTTCCGTGCAACTCAACAGCAACACCTTTTATATCCGTATCTTTTCCGTTTCTCATCGACTGAATCAATGTTTTGGTATCATCGACATAAAATAAACGACCAGAAAAATTGTTTTGAGCCAAAGCAACAAGTTTTTCATGACTTAGACGATCCATTTCTTTTATAGCAAACAGGGCAACATCAACATAATGTGCGCAAGGATACTGGTTTCCGTTATATTCGATAAGAACAGGTTTTTTGCTTGTTAGCGAATTAAGCTTTCCGTTGACAAGATTAACCTTAGTGCTGCTTTCGATTTTTTGACTCTCGATTTTTTCCTCCAATTCAATTGACCACATACCAGATATTTTTTTCAAATTATCTTCAGACCAAATATCCAATGCCATAGCTTGATACAGACGCTGTCTTTCTAAAATCTCATTCTTACCGTAATTAGAATAAGGTTTGAATGCATATCCTCTGGATTTGCAAAAATCAAGGAATTTTGGGTTGTTTTGATAGCAATCCTCATGGAAAGATTGGGCGATTATATTATTCTGCAAATAGTATTTTCTCTTATCGACATACGCCATATCTTGATAGCTTCTGTTTTTATCAAGTTTAAGAAGGATCAAATTACCAAGTTTCCATCTGAAGGTGTTGAATTCTTCAAGTGACGCAAACCCTGTTCGGTAATCTTCGAATTTATCAGGAATAACATGCTCTCTATCGTAAGAATTTTTAACCTTCCTATTGACGTAGGAGTCGAACAAGGATTGGTTTCCAGTTTGAACATCAACGTAGTCTGTGAACCTAGCTAAGATTCCAAGAATATATCTTCCTGTGAATTGATTCCAAGAAAAACCGCTGCCCTTATCTGCTTCGGTTATACCAGTCAGCTGAAGATCCATGTCTCTTAATTTATAAGTCAAGAAAACGGTCAATTCATCAAGCTGCAGGCCGCGAATAGCCTTAATCGTTGAAAACAGATCGGATTTATTTGTGTTCCAGTTTAACTTTGCAAAATTAAATAATCTCCTTGCTGAGTAACAATCGATATAAGCTGCAACTAGTTTAATCTTCTTGTTTATAATCTCTTCTGAATCACTGGAGTTCAAAGCAGAAATGATGAACATGTATTGGTAATTCAGGTCCTTATCAGCGTTGTAGAAAACTTCTTCGAATCCTGCTGTATAGGCATTTGAATATTTTTTCAATCTAAGATAGATTTCTGCATAAAACTTAAATTCAACAGTGATGAATTTTTTGAAATCATCTGATTTAACGAGGCCGATTTGAGAGTGATTCTGTCTTACCCACTCATGAACCTCCCTACCGATTATTTCGTAATCTTGATCTTTTGCATCTTTTTTACCCTCACGGATTTTCTGCGCATATTTAGCTCTGATCCAAGTAGATAGAAAATTGACGTCTTCTGTATTGAAAGAACCGTCTAGTTCGTCTCCAGAACTCTGTTTTAATTTAAGAACAGTATCCTTCCAAATGTCATTCGCTTTACTTCGCTCGGCATCATCTTTTATTTCCGATAAGAGATAACCTTTTAACATTTCAGAAGTATTGAGGCTAAGCCCCCTATCATTCATCGAAACGAATACTTTATGAGCGTCTTGCTCGCTTGGAGTCGTTATCTTTATAAAGATAGTTTTATACACTAGCCAGCAAGCAAAAAGAGAAATTTTATCGCCATCACCACTGAAATATTCTTCCAGTAGTTCGAGCAAATCGTCATATCTAAGACAGATGTTTTTCACACTTTCGACAGATGATGAAGAACTGTATTTTTGTCCATTATACAAAGTGTTGAGACAAGGGTTCCACTCTTCGACATTGATATTGAAGCTTAATTTGTTCATTCTTGAGCTGTATATCAAGGAACTAACATCTTGAAATCCAATGCCCGAATCAGGATATTTTTTATGCAAATTATTTAGGGCAATAAGCAATAGACTCATAGATGTAAGTCTTTGCTGACCATCAATAATAGATTTCACATCTTGACTACCAGTGACAATAATCGTGCCCATATAGTAATAATCGAATTTTTCAATATCAGTAAGTTCAATGGCCTTTTCACGATCAAAAGAGTCATCAAAAGAATTTGTCAAATCTTCTATTAATTGTTCAACTTGCTTTCTTCCCCACCTGTACTCTCTTTGATAATAATTAACCGAGTACTTCTTGTTGCTTAGGATATCCTCTAACGTAAGTGAATTTTCTATGCGTTCTTTCATTAGCGCTCCTCCTAAATTATTTCTTCAATATCAATAATCAAATCATTAATTTCGGTACTATTAAACAACTCGCCAAACAATAATTCTGGTCTTAGAAGATACTGTCTTTTGAAATCCCCGTTTTGAGATATGAACAGCAATAGTTCCTTAATATATTTTAGCTGATCTTCATTGAGTCCTTTGTTTTTTTCTTTATCTAAGAATGCGTCAACTGCAGAAGGTAAGAATTCAACATTCTTTCTTACAAAAACAACAATATCCTCATCTTCCTTGAATAGCTCGTTATATTCTTCTGCCGTCTTAGCGATTTTGATCACTTCTTTTTTGAATTCAGCTATCGCATCTGCAGAAGGTTTTATAAGGTTTTGTATTTCTTTAACAAGTCTAACTTCAAGATTGGAATGTATAAAGAATATGACTTTTTCATCTAACGTTTTGAAATCATCTATGGTAACAGTGAAGTCAATAGGATCTTCGACTGCATCCGTGAAAGTAGTAATTTCATCGTCAAAATCAGAAATAATTGGTTTGAAGTCTTTTCTATCAATATACTTCATCAATTCTCTTAATTCTTGTCTACAATCATTTACTTTTGTAACAGTAGAAGACTTAATAAACTCGTCAGATGCTACATAATCAAGAGTTTCTTTATGGGCGGCAACTTCTGTTATATGACTTTTCACCTCAGAAAGGTACCTCGAAAGTACGTATATTGTCTTTGCAACTTTTTTGAAGTCGCTGTTTGGATTGAATCTTGTTGCAGCGAACTTGAAGCAAAGGTAGTCAAATGCTCTCGACTCTTCCAAATCAATCTCGCCAGTGACATTCGGTGCAACTTTCTTCTTGATATCAGTAAACTCAGTTTGCGTTAAATTGATCCACGCATCTTCCCTTGAAAATTTATCAACAGTCTCTAGGTTTTTGATGACGCCTATGTAATTCCTATTGAGTTTCTGCACTTCGCCTACTAGTTCTTCTCTTAGAGATTCATAGAATTTCTTGTCTTCTACACATAGGGATGAATAATTTGTTTGCATAGCTTTATAAAGAGACACTTTCTGCATGAATATCTTTTGATAAAGCGACAACGCAGAATCCGATGCATCTTTCTTACCGTCTGGGTTCATTTTAAAGAACGGGAATACATTACAGATATCGAAAATCAAGAAACCTTGCTTTGATTCATATAACTGCCTTGTAGAATCGTTCGTCATTCGCTCAAAATAAGGCTTTGAAGGTGAGATTGGGCTCAATTTATCACATAACCTTGTTCCACGGCCAATCATCTGCCAAAACTTAATTTTCGACAATACTCTTTTAAAGAAAACCAAGTTCACTACTTCAGGAATGTCGACACCTGTATCCATCATATCAACGGAAACAACAATTCTAATATCCTGCTTATTTTTGAATTCTCTTTGCAGCACTTCGTTGTACTTAATCCTGTTGTCGATAATAACACAATAATCAACCCCATTTGGATTACTTGGCAAGCATAATTCAGGATACAAATTTCTAAACTCTTCTTGGATCAATACCGCGTGGTTATGATCTCTAGCGAAGATAATCGTCTTCCCCAAAACGTCCCCATTATTGACTTTTAATCCTTCATTCATTAAATCCTTAAGCACTTCGCGGATTGTATCTCTGTTATAAATAACAGAAAGAAATTTTTCATTCTCAACTTTCGGAGGCAAAGAACCATCTTCTTCTGTAAATAATTCTTCGTATTGCTCTTGTTCGTCTTCGCTAAGAGAATCATACTCGACTCCATCTTTTAGAATATTCGGAGTTCTATCGAGAGCCCTGTAGTAAGTTAAGTAGCCATCTTTTACGCCTTTAACTACATCATATTCATAATTTGGCATTTCACTATCAAGATTAAAAACCTTGTATGTAGATCTATGAATCTCGTTTCTTGGCGTGGCGGTCAAGCCAATCATCAACGCGTCAAAATAATCAAAAATTTCGGCGTATTTGTTAAATAAGCTTCTGTGGGCTTCGTCGACTATTATCAAATCGAAATGACCAATGCCATAAGGGCATTTTTTTGTATCTTGGATTATAGAAAGCATCGAATTGTATGTGGAAAAAACAATTCTTGCCTTATTGTCGTCTCCTTCTCTTTTCCCTTCCATGATTGTTGCCATAGGAACGGTAGGAAGAAATTTCTCAAACGTCTCTTCTTTGGCTTGTCTTACTAGATTTTTTCTATCAGCGAGAAAAAGTATCCTTTTAACATAGTTATTTCTTAAGAAAATGTCAGAAAGACCACATGAAACACGTGTTTTTCCCGTTCCAGTTGCCAAAACAATAAGAGATCTAGAATGCTTATTTTCAAAATGTTTTAAAACTTCTTCGATTGCATCTTTTTGGTAATATCTTCCGCATATTTCTGCATCGACGCTCTTATCTTCAAGTTTAAAATTTCTTCTTTGAATTAAATATTCAAGCTCATCTTTTCTGTGAAAGCCAAAAACCCTTCTTGCAGGGAAAAGGCCATCTATAATCGTGATGTTATATCCGTTTGTATAATAGATAACAGGTCTTAATCCATACTTTCTCTCTAGTGCATCCGCATATAGGCAAGCTTGGACTCTTCCTTGCTCTTCGTTTATAACAGATTTCTTAGCCTCGATTACGGCCAAAGCCTTTCCATCGTCGCCAAACAATACATAATCAGCAAATCCGTTGCCAGATGGATTCTCGCCAGTTTTAGGCATCCCACTAACGGGAGTTTCAATGCAGGCCTTGTTTTTCTCAATGATATGCTTTTCATTGAGTATTTTCCAACCAGCACGCCTTAAAGCGGGATCTATTAATTCTAACCTTGTTTCTTTTTCACTCTTTGGCATAGTTTTTCTCCTAGTTGAAATACTCACTCATTTTCTTGTTGAGTAATTCTTTGTATTTTTCGATCCTTTGTTGAACGTTAAATTTCAATTTATCTATTTGTTCTACAAAAGAAGCAAACTCACTCTGTAAATCAATTGGAGCATCATATATTTGGTAATCTAAAACATCATCATCTCTTACGGCTGGATAACTTGCTCCAGTGGTTAATCTAACCATTAAATCAGTAAAATCGTCTGTTAGCACATTATATAAAAGATATGTTGGATTACATTTCTTTGCTCTCAAAACACAAAAACCGCTTGAAGCTACAAAATGATCATTGTTGCCTCTAAATAATGCAACATTTTTCAAGTTTGGCCTTACAGTTGAAACTAATATATCGTTTGTTTGCAAACATTGTTGTGCCCTGGAAGGGGCGTTCGACATATTATATGTTGTTGATGAAACTACTTCATGATTAGTATTATCGATAGATGATATGTCAATATATTCAAATTCCTCATTTTTGTCATACCTCTTTTTTGCAGATCTTTTTGCAGTATCAACAAGCATTCTAATCGACGATTTTGAATAATTATGATTGACAAACATCTCGTTAAATCGTGATTTAATCAATTCATTAAGAAACGACAACTCTTTCTCTTCTGTCTTTATTAAATCTTCGATTGAACTAAATATTTCTACTGCTTTTTGCTGTTCGTCATTGCTAATTTCATTAATTTCGAACGTTTTTAAAGTATCAAACTTAAGATTGAATCTAACAGATCCAGAAACCTTAGATTGAATAAGGTATTTACAATAATTACTTTTAAAAAAATACCTAAGGTATTCAACATTCAGTCCACTTCCGACTTTAAAAACTGTATATAAAGGACTTACTATTACGTTTTCTTCCTTCGTTTGGCAATCAACGGATCCGACATTGATTCGTGAAGGATTATAAGCAAAGTACCCAAAAGGAACTAGCTTATATCCCCTTTTATCTTCACTCGATACATCCTTTGTAAAATATTCAGTGCAAAAGCCATTACTATTAGTAACACTATAGACAGGATATGAATTTCTGTCTTTGTTTTTTTGAGAAAATTCGGAGATATATTTTTCTAATTTTACTTTTCCCATAATCACTCCTCTTTTCCGAGAAGTTCTTCAAGAGATTCCATCAATTCTTTAGCTTCTTCGTAAGTGTTTCTTAAATCATCGAATATTTCGCTGGTTGGTCTATATACAACTTCTAGTTTTTCGATTTGTTTGTATTTATTGAATGATAAGTCATATTCTTTTGATCTGATTTCATCAACTGGAACCATAAAAGATTTATCAGTTCTTTTTCTATCAATTTCTTGATCAAGATGATGAAATCTTTCGATGATGTCAGGAATATCTGAACCTTCAACAGGTTGTCTCTTAACATCCAAAGTGAAGCCGTCATTTGTCATATTGTAAAACCAAACGTTGTCTGTCCCGCCGTTGTTTGTTTTCTCAAAAATAAGGAATGATGTTTTAACTCCAGCACCTTTACTCGCCGAGCCCTTCTTAGACGAAGCTTGGAAAATTCCCATCGGCATAGAAACGACGCCAATAAGTCTTTGCTTGTCGATTAATTCTCTTCTTAAAGATAAAAAGGCGCTGTTTCCATTGGTTAAGACACCGTCAGGGACAATTGTCATGCATCTTCCGCCTGGTTTTAAAAGCATATCCATTAACGCAACAAATAAAAGTTCAGTTTTCTTTGTTTTCGTAATAGATAAAATCTTGCCATTAGTAGCAGATTCAACCAAACTGCCAGAAAATGGCGGATTAGCCAAAACCAAATCAAACTTTCCTATGTAGCTGTTTGGTTTCTCGTTTTCTAAAAGAGAATCCATGGAGAAATTAGGGTTCTTTATTCCATGCAGAACTGAGTTCATATAGCCAATTCTAGCCATATTAGGATCGTTGTCGCATCCGTAAAACATCTCGTTCTTAAAAACTTGTTGATTTCTAACATTTAACAAGTCTTGGTGTTGATGTTCTTTAATAAATTTTGCTGCCTCGATGATAAAACCAGCGGTGCCCATTGCTGGGTCAATGATTTTTTCACCTAATTTTGGCTCCATCATATCGACTGCCATATCAATAATGTGTCTTGGTGTTCTGTATTGTCCAGATATACCGCTTCCACACATATATTCATATACGTCGCCCATCAAATCAGTATTATTAAAATCAAGTTCAGGATCGGAAAGTTTATCAACTACTGATGTCAGCAATCTTTCCTTGTCGTCAAATCCAAATGTGTATTTTTTAGCATATTTGCCGAATTGGCCAACCGCCTTATTGTCTGGGTCCTTGATAAAAGGAATGACATAGTCTTTAATTCGTTTAGCCAAATCTCTAGAGTTGAGGTTCTTAAAATTCTTCCACCTTAAATCGGCATATGGGATTTCGAATTTCAAAGTTTTATTTCCCTCTCCATCCAATTCATAATAGCGGTAATTTCCGTCTTTAAAAGTAAGAGATGATTGTTCTGGTTTCACGCCGATTAAAGAAGCTTGAGCCTCTAAAGCGCTTTGTTGGTCATCTAACATCTTAATGAACATCAATGTAGTTAGCTGATTAACAATATCAGATGTTTGAGCCATGTTTTCATTGTAAAAATCCTGCCAAATTGCGTTGATTTTACTTTTTAACGTTCCTGTGATCATGTTTTAATCCTCCACCTCAATATTATGTTCTTTAAATAATGGCGCTAATTTTCTTTTTGTCTTCATGGTTGGCTTGTATTCACCAGCCTCCCATCTATTAACCGTCCCAAATTTCACGCCTAAAAATTCAGCGAATTCTGTCTGTGTCATCAACATTTTATTTCTTAATTTTTTTATAGCTTCAGGATAGGTCATACTCTACCTCCATAAATATATGATAATTATATCACTTTTATCATAGGAATGTAAAGCGTTATGGTAAAATAAGATTGCAGAATTTTTATTTTTATTATCGGAGGTTTTTTATGAACAAATATGAAAAGCAGGCTCTTTTTGATGGAGCCAAAGAATTTTTAAACGACGATCTTCTATCTAAACTTATGTGTTTGGTAGCCCAAATTGAAGGTGCCCAAAAAGAAACGCCAGGTAACGAGGAGCTTCTTAAACTATTTGAAACGGCAAAAAATGTTGAGGGTTGCAGCCCTAAATCAATGAAATACTATTTGTATGTTTTAAAGGCTTTTTTAAGTAAAGTCACCACACCAGTAAAAGAAATAACGACTGATGACATAAGGAATTACTTAGATAGTTTCTCCACTGAGACGGTTTCAAAGGTCTCTATGGATAATATCCGACGAGTTATATCCTCTTTTTTCTCATGGTTGGAGGAAGAGGATTATATTAGAAAGAATCCAGTGAAAAGGATACACAAAATCAAATCTATAAAAACTATTAAACAAGCTTTCAATGATGAAAACATTGAGAATCTAAAGGATAACTGCTCTAGTTTAAGAGATAAAGTAATCATTGAACTTTTAGCTTCTACAGGAATGAGAGTTGGCGAATTAGTTAATCTGAATGTAACATCTGTTGATTTTGAAAACAAAGAGTGCATTGTTCTCGGAAAAGGCGGAAAACAACGAAAAGTATATTTTGATTCTAAAACCAAAATCCACCTACAGCATTACATTGATTCACGAATCGATAAAAACGAAGCTTTATTCGTCTCCATGTTTAAACCTTTTAACAGACTTCAAATATCTGGAGTAGAAATAATGCTTAGAAAACTAGGAGCAAAAACAAGCATAAACAAAGTCCATCCTCATCGTTTTAGAAGGACACTAGCGACTAAGGCGATAGATAAAGGGATGCCTGTTGAACAAGTGCAAATATTACTCGGTCATACTAAAATCGATACAACTATGCATTATGCAATAGTTGATCAGACAAACGTTAGAAACTCGTATAGACGCTACATCGGCTAAATTAAATCACGATTTAACGAACTATTTGGACCGATTCAATATATGTCTGACAGTAATCATTCAATCGGAGATGTATGTGAATTAAATCCTAGAAAAGATAGTTTGGATGACAGTATGGAAATCACGTTTATTCCAATGGAAAAAGTAGGGGTTGATGGATCTCTTAAATTGGATTTGCTTCGAAAATATGGTGATATAAAAAAAGGATTCTCACAAATAAGAGAAAACGATGTATTGTTTGCGAAAATCACACCTTGTATGGAAAATGGAAAAGCAACAATAGCAAGGGGCTTGATTAACGGCTATGCAGGGGGAACTACAGAACTTTTTGTCATTCGATGTGGTAACGAGGTTTTGCCAGAATACATATTCCATATTGTTCATTCTCAATATTTTAGAGATAAGGCAAAGCCAAATATGAGGGGAACTGTTGGTCAACAAAGGGTTGGAAAAGAATTTATTGAATCATTCCCTATTGATGTGCCTAATTTAGAAAAGCAAAAAGAATTTGCTTCTTTCGTCGAACAAGTCGATAAATTGAAATTTTCTCGTTTAGTTGGGAATAGCGTGTTTTTTAATCAAAAAATAGGAGGTGCCTGTGCATGAAATACAAACTTTTAGACCTTCTAACAGAATATAAAGAGACAAATAAAGATTCATTATATGAGCCAGTTGCTGTTGGAAAATACGGAATTAGAAAAAGAAACGAGATTTATAAAAAGGAATTATCTGATGATTACTCAAAAAATAAAGTGATTAGGAACAACACACTAATCGTTGGTATGGGTTCAAACCAAATTGATATAGGTGTCTTGTCTGAAGATAAAATCTATTCTGTATCTCCTGCTTATCACACCTATAGGATAAATATTCAATTTGTCAGTTCAGACTATTTAGATCTACTTTTTAAAGCAAATAATGCTAATTACTTTAAAAAATATTCAATTGCTACAGCAAGACAAGGCAAAAAAATTGACCTGAAATCTCTACTGAATGAAATAGTTGATATTCCATCTTTTGAAGAACAAGACATAATCATTGGAAAGATATTTGATATCAACGAGTTAATCAGGATTGAAGAGAAATCTTTATCATTATTGGACGAGTTGACTAAATCACGATTTAACGAGATGTTTTCCGCTGATTTTCCATTAAAAAGAATAGATAAAGTTTGTTCTCTTAAAAGTGGAACAACATTTGATAAAAGATACGAATTAACGGAGGGAACAATGCTTTACTGCAAAGTTTCAGATATGAATTTAATAGGAAATGAGAAATATTTAACGATAAGTAAAACTTATGTAGATAGAAATTATGGTTCTAAATTCGCAATTCCCAAAAATTCGGTGGTATTTCCAAAAAGAGGCGGAGCAATTGGAACAAATAAAAAGAGAATAACAAAAGACGACACTTGTGTGGACTTAAATACTATGGGTGTAACTCCTTCAAAAGCATTAACCATTGAATATTTATATCAATATTTTCAAAACATTGATTTGTTGAGCTTGTGCGATGGTTCAATTATTCCTCAATTAAACAATAAAAATATAGGTCCGCTCATAATAAAAGTTCCACCAATTGTTTTGCAGAGTGAGTTTGCTTCTTTTGTAGAACAAATAGATAAATTGAAATTTAGCATTTAATTACAACAAAAAAACAGCCCATTACTCATCATTTCTGACTTTCATGGGCTTACCTTAATTTTCTTTTTCTTTATTTAATTGTTTAAAGATTTGATTCGTACCAGTTGCAGTCAAGCCTGAAGCCGCGCCAATTATGATGGCCACCACAGCATTTGTGGCTGGGATAATCGATGGGATGAAGTAAAAGCAAACGACGCCAGCTACTGATCCGATAAGCAATGAAACCAAGGGAATCACCCTAAGGAACTTCTCGCTGTTGTTGAATGCTTTCTTCAATATCTCAATGATTAGGTACACTGCTGTTGCGATTGCAGGTACGCTGATTAAATTCAAATAGTCCATTTTTGACCTCCTTTTATTTATGAGCTTGTTTATTTATGTGTTTTTCGATTTGGTTTATCGCAGTCGTGACTGGGCCATCGCAGCCTTGCTCTTTCAGGCCTTTTAAGCAAGCAAGGACACCATAGGTCAAAAGGGTTTGTTCTTCCTTTATCGCTTTGATGTCCTTGTCTTGTTTCTCTTGCTTTAAGTACCATTTGTAAACTGCGAAAATCACGCCGAATATAACACCGAGTGCGGTGAGCACTGATGCAATGGTTATAATTGTTTGTCCTAGTTCCATACATTCCTCCTAATTTATCCAGCTTGGCTTTTCGGGTATGTTCTTCGTTTCTGGAGCCGCAAGCTAAGCCTCGTACCATTCGCTCAATTCCTTCTTTTGTTCTTCTGATAAATGCTCCCACCACAGCTGAGAGCGATTGTCTACAAAATTGAAGCATTCTATTTGCCTTCGTCCCCTTATGGTTTCTTCATCTAGAATGTCAACCATAGTGAATGCGTCATCTATCAGTCTCCAGTTCATGCCGATCTTGCAAGACATAATCGTTTCGTACGTCTTTTCATCGACTTCTTTTTCTATGGATGCGTCACTTATATAAGGACTTTCCAGAAATCCTTGTTCGTTTATTTTTACTTTCTTCATTAATGCCTCCTACTTTGCGATTACTATCACGGAATACGTCTTTTCGCTTCCCGTCGTGTTGTGGATGGTGATGACCTTTTTGTTGAATGAGACCCATTGATTGTTCGAGCCAGTGGTCTTGGTATCTTTTTCGGTAAGCGATGCGCCGATTATCTCGTTGATCCCATAGACATCGAGGTCGATGCTCGAGTAGCTTGATTTTGCTACCGTGTAGTTGAAGACGATAATCTGAGGACATGTCGCCTCGTTTCCTGAGTAGAACGATCCTAATGGGCTATGCAGCCAACAAATATTGCTTAACTGGTTATAAGGTATCTTCCCAGAAAGGACAGCATCCTCGACATCGCTGGAAATGTACGTGCAGTACCCTTCAGGCTTGAACTCGACCCAGAAGTTCTCGCCATAAGAATTGCTTTTGAAACCCATGATGCAATTGTCGATCCTTTGCGTTCTTGAGAAAATCGCGTATGTAGGCATCCTAGGATCGCTTGAAATCTCGCCTATCTGGAAGGATGCGTTCCAATTGCCGTTATATCTTAACCCGCTACTGGTTATCGTAAGTCCGCCGATTTTTCCTTCGTTCGACGTTATTTTTATCGCCCGAATACAGCTCAAAGCCCGAAGACTTAAGCTTCCATCCGAATGACGAAGCAACGCCGCCTTCCTCATCGACCTTCTTCGACACTTCCGCGTTTATGGCTTCCGCTTCTTGTTCAAGGCTTGAGATATCCTTTTTGTTTGATTCTACGCTAGAAGCCAGTTTGTTTGCGGTCACGGTAAGCGAGGATATATTCGACTTATTCTCGTTAACTTGAAGCTCGATTTTGTTTGCCGTTTGCGTAAGCGAAGATACGTCTGATTGCAATGTGTCGATGTTACCTTCACTATCGGTTACTCGCTTGGTTATCGCGGAAACGGTACTTGTTATGCCATTCAAGTCCGATTCGATTTTCGATTCGGTTTCTTCGATTTTGCCAACTTTGTCATTGAATTGGTCGTTGGTCACATAGGCTTTAAGCACCACTTCGCCAGTATCGATGTTCCAGTATGAGCTGCCGTCAGCCGATGAGATAATTCCAGCCTTAATAATGTTTGCCACAAGCGAGCCAGAAGTAATGAAATCCGCCACGATCTGCCCGTCAGACGTTATCGCAGTCTCGTATGGACCGTTGTATCCGTTGTTGGAATATCCCAGTCCGCTGACATTCCATCTCCACACCTTCACCGCATCATTCAAATTCGGCTTATCCATAATGAGCAGCTCGTATGGTTTGCCGTCTTTTGCGGCCGAATGCAGAACAACATATCCGCCAGAATTACCTGTTATAAGATTTGTCGCGTTGCTTATGGCGTAATTTAAAAGCGATGGAAACCTGTCCACCGCCGTTTTTGTTGAATCGATTTTGTTTTCCACGTCATGTACTTGATCGATAAAATTAGATCTTGCGTTTCCTAACGTTATGCTTGTGTATTTCTCAAGCAATGTATTGTATGTTGTCTTGATCACCTTCGTCTTGATCGACACGCCGATTTGCGTATGCTTTACCATAACCGTGTCACAAAGCGAGACCCTTTCCAGCAATGCGGAATACTCAGGTTGCTTCCATAGCGGCTCAAAGCTAATTGTGATAGTAGGATTCTCTACCCCTAACGGATTATCCTCAATATACTTTTGAGCCTTTTCTCTTAATGTCGATTCGGTAATCTCATCGCATTCATCAAAGGAATCCGTCATGTCCTTTATAAGTGTTTTTCTGTTAATCAAAGTACTTGTGAGTGGCAGTGTTTGTTCGCTTAATGTGACAACATCATCCGTTCCATCGCCTTTTGAGATAACAGCATACGGCAGAATGTCCGTGTAGACTTCCGAGATATTGCTGTCATAGTCAAGCTTTGTCAGGTTCTTGCCGTATTCAATCACGACGCCTTTGTTGGAGCCTCTTCCTTTGTGGTGAATTATATCGAAGTTATCCCACTCAAACTCACCGCCCCACTTGTTTACCAGACTGCCATAAGTTCCTCCAAGACAAGCCCTGACGCTTTGCGGCTTTTTGACTTCGAAGTCTTTCTCTATCGTGTAGTCTAGCTTGCTGAGGTTTAACATTCACAAGTGAAAACGGAAGAACGCCGATATTGATCAGGTCATAAGATATATGCTGAGCATAGATTGTGATTATCCCGTTAATCGGTATGGTAATTCTGTATATCCTGAATGCCTGCGGTTCGGATAGATCGTTAGCTTTGGCTTTTATGATGCGCTCTTTTTTTATCTCATTGTATAGCGGACCATTAAGCGGATATTTTAGAGTGAGCTCGTATACGCCATTTCTTTCTTCGGTCACCAAACAAGATATAGTGTCAGCAAGCACACCGATACCAAAATTTGAAAAATCAGTTGCACTTTCTTTATATAGAATTGGAATCATAAACTCACCCACCTCGGTATTATTTCAATGCTGGTTATTCCGCCACCGAACTCGATGTGGTTTTCGCCATGCACAAATTCAGGAAATCCATCACCAGTTACTGTGTCGTTTTTTAGCGTCGTATCGTGAGGCTTGGCCGTGAAATTAAACTCATTTGTTAGGACCGCTGCGCCAGATAACGTCTGCTTTGTAAGCCCAGAAATCAGATACCTCAGTGGCTTGCATGAAAATGATATCGTGAAAACGCCTATCTTCATGCATTCGTCAGAGATATCGAGCTTGCTGTTGAACAATGCCTTTCGCATGAATCTGACGTCATAGCTATCCGTCAAATCGTGATATTTGTTAGGCTCTGTATAGAGCCAATTCTTCACTTTGGTTAGCTTGTCCGACAATTCAGCAATGGACTTTGCAGGCAAAAAGCAAGTATACGAAACGCCAACATTGCCAAACCTTCCGTTCGGGCTTATAAGCTCCCCGTCACGACCAGGAATGGCCGTCAAAGTCACATCGTATTTCGGGGCAGAATATACGTTTTTGCTTTTGATGCGTATGCCCATGCTCTCGCTGGATATTCCATTAAAAATTAAATAACTCATGCAAACACCACTCCTTTTCTCTTTGCGAAATTGCCTGCAATCTCCATTATTTCTTCTGTAAGACTTGTCATGTCTTC